CTCACCGGGCCGGAGTTTGCCCGGGTCCAGGAGGCTCCGAAGGCATACAAGAGGGCCGAGGCCATCGCTGAAGGGCTGGCGACCGGGAACAAACAGGAGATGATCGAGGCAGTCCGGGCCGCCATCGGGCTTGGGGGAACGACCCCTCCCGACGAGGCGGTGAAGCGGATCGAGATGCTGGTCATCGGGTCCGTGGAACCGAAACTGGACCGCCCTGCCGTGGTCAAATTCTGTTCAGCGTTCCCGGTTGAGTTCTTCCAACTGACCAATGCGATCACGATCCTCACGGGGCAGGGGCATGAAGCGGGA